AGATCATTGGTACAATAGCAACAACAACATTAGATGACACAATATTGTTATACACCATAGACGGTGATACCATACCAAGCAACTCACTGACAGCAGTAAAGAAAATTATCAACCCTGCAACATTCGATCCTGGAACACCAGCAAATGGCGACAGGTATTTGGTCATAAACGATGTTGGAGATAGCACAGCCAGTTTCCAGAGCGCCACATGGGGTACGCTTGTGGCCAGCGTTGGCGACATCATAGAATACAACAGCTCGACATCAAAATGGAACATAGCCTTTGATGCATCAAATCCAGATTCAACACAACACTATGTTACCAATCTTAACACAGGTATTCAGTACAGATTCAACGGCACGGAATGGGTGAAATCATACGAGGGCGTTTACACACAAGGTAATTGGAGCATCGTGTTGGACGGTGGAGCAGATCCAGGGTACAACTCAAGCCTTGACGCTACCACCCCATAATTGCTATAATAACTTATGAAAGAAAACATCGTCTGTTCGGGTGCCCTGTTCTATGCAACCAGCACCAAACGTTTCCTGTTCCTACAGAGGACTGACCGCAAGACACAAGGAATGTGGGGTTTGGTTGGCGGCCAAAGTAAATTCACGGAGAGTGCATTCGAAGGACTCAAACGTGAGATAGAAGAAGAGACAGGTAGTGTACCTAAATTTAAAAAGGTCATACCGCTGGAGATGTTCACTTCCAACGATCAGAAGTTCTTCTTCCACACATATCTCATAGCCATCGATGCAGAATTTATTCCTCGACTAAATGAAGAACATTCAGGATACTGCTGGACTGCGTTTGAATGTTGGCCCAAGAACTTACACATGGGCCTCAAAAATACACTCAATAATAAAAGTATAAAAGGCAAGTTACAGACTATATTAGACTTGATTGTTTGACCAGACAAAAAAAAAGGCGACCCGAAAGCCGCCTTTTGATTCTACTAAAAAGTAATTTTATTTATTAGTTGTTAGATCTCACTGCACAATTTACCAATTTGATATTTGTGTCTGTGTCAGTTTCTAATGCTCTACCAATAACGTTGAAAGGAGAGAATGACTCACCTTGCGCCACTGCTCTAGCACAACCTTTTGTTGATGATGTAACAAGTCTTTGACCTTTAGTCACTTCACCTATTACTCTAACCGGAGTTCTACCTGTCATTGCTACGTATGGGTGTGATTCATCTGAACCCGCACCTGCATTCATCATGTATGCTGGTTTGTGAGAGATAACACCAAACACATCCTCAGACATTTCTGAAGTTATTTCCGTGATCTCTGCTGAACCTCCAACCATTACCACTGAACCTGCTTCCATAGGAGCGTCTGCTTCGAAACGCTCGGCAACGTCCGCGTACTGCGCCGATGATGCCGTGGATGCAATCACATTGGTTGATGGATTGTATTTCAGTCCAGTGTCTGTCTCAATGCCCTGTGTTCCAGATGCTCCATCTACTAAACAGATGAAAATGTCTTCATTGGCTGTGTTGTTCGCAGTAACGGTCACCGCCGTGGCAACATCTGCTGTACCTGTCAACGAACCTACAAATCCTGTAGCAGTTATCTTACCTGTGCTTGGGTTGTATGTGCATGTACCATCTGACTCCAATCCAAGATTACCACCATCGACGTCACCGCCGGCAGTAAAGATCATTGCATTGTCCTCATCAGTACTTTCGTTGTCTGTTATTGTGACTGTTGTTGCTACTGTGGCAACATCTGCTGTACCTGTTACGTTACCTGTCAACGCACCAGCAAAGCCTGTTGCGGTAAGCACACCCGAACTACTATTGAAAGTTAGGTTGGTTCCTGTTTTAGGAGGCAAATCTCCAGTGGCCGCTGTAACAAAAAGTACATTACAACTGGTATCACTGCTTTCATCCGCGGCTGTAACTGCTGTGGCAACATCTGCTGTACCTGTTACGTCACCTGTCACGTTACCTTCTAGGTTCGCTAAAAGTGTACCTGTTGATACTGATACACCGCCTGATTTGTCAGCCGCTGTCGCAGTCGTCGTACCCATCGTGAACTTGTCTGCTGACTCGTCCCATAGTATGGCCGCGTTGTTACCCGTTGAACCCCTCTCGATGATGATACCTGCATCGTTGCTTGATGCTGATATACCTGTGTTCAATTCTATGATGTTGTCTGCTATTGTTGTGTTTACTGAACTGACTGTTGAAGTTGAACCGTTTACAGTCAAGTTACCTGTCAACACAAGGTTACCACCGATTGTCGCGTTGTTGGTGATTGCTGTGTCGCCTGTTGCTGTAAGATTCAACACACCTGTTGATGTCACAGTCAAGTCAGTTCCGTCAGACTCGATCTTCTCACCCGCTGTTCCATAGGCAATTCCCACGCCGTTTGGAATCTCCACGTCTGATGTTGCTGAAAGTTTGATCTTTGCTCCAGAACTGATTGTTAGGTCAGTGTCATTTGATTCTATCTTCTCACTTGCGTTGTCATCAAAAACTATACCTATGTCTTTTGGAATGTGTACATCTGATGTTGCTGTAAGATTGATCTTGGCACCCGAATTGATTGTTAGGTCTGTGTCATTTGATTCGATCTTCTCACTTCCATTGGCATCAAACACTATTCCCACGTTTTGTGGAACGTGTACATCTGATACTGCTGTAAGATTGATCTTTGCACCTGAATTGATTGTTAGGTCTGTGTCATTTGATTCGATCTTCTCACTTCCGTTGGCATCAAAAACTATTCCAACATTTTGTGGAACGTGTACGTCTGATACTGCCGCAAGATTAATTTTAGCACCTGAAGTAACAGTAAGATCTGTGTTGTCACCTTCGATCTTCTCACCTGTACCGAATGTCACACCAACGTTTGCTGGTACTACCACGTCTGTTACTGCTGTCAAATTGATTGCACCACCTGATGTCACTGTAAGGTCCGTGTTGTCACCTTCTATCTTCTCACCTGTACCAAATGTTACACCCACGTTTGCAGGCACTACCACGTCGGTTCCTGCTGTAAGGTTGATTGCACCTGATGCCGTGACTGTGGTCGTCGCCGCCGTCTGGCTCAATACTGCGCCGCCGTCTGCTGTGTTAGTGATTGTTCCGTTCGAGCCTGTGTCTGCTACTACGACACTTGAGTTTAATATTGTTAGATTGACTTTGTCATCTACGTATTTCTTGTTTGCCACGTCACCGTCTGCACTTGGTGCCGCTGTTGCTAGTCCTACGATGGTGTTTGCTGAGGCCGATATTACAATATCACCTACTTCCAATCCGTTGTTGACCCTAAAGTTTCTTGTTGTCATGGTTCCATATCTCCCGCATGATTGTTGTTATTGCTGTATTTAGCCTGCTAACACAGAGATTCTATAGCCGGACACTGTGGTGCTACCACCGGATGTGCTTGATGCAAAAAGTTCCAGACTGTTCTCACTGGATGTGTCGAAAGCGGCTGTGAAATCTAATTGACTCGTGCCTTTTGTTGAGACAAAAGGTCCATTTGTAACGGCCGGCACCCCGGGTGTCGCCGCTGTGTAGACTTCCTGGATGCTGTATGCTCCCTCGGAAGCGTTGGCGCCAACTATGAAGTGGACAGCACCGTTGGCCTCATCAATGTCCATGAGATCGATTGCAGTTGCACTGGAACTCACAGTGACGGCCGCGAATGCTTTTTGATTGGCATTGCTTTGAGCGGTCATGTTGTCTTTGAGTAAAATCTTATGCATAGTGAGGTTCAAGTTTGTTTCCAATCCTGCCGCACTAACGACCACGTTGTCTCCTGAGATCGCCGCTGTCAGTGTGACTAGTGAATTGTTGCCTGAGGTAGTGTGTCCATACTGGGAGATGAAGGCATTTGTGCCGTCATGCACGACCAGTGCTTCCACAACTTCCATCTCTGTCTTGCTGTCGTTGTCAACACTGATGAAGTATTTTGCTCCCCTAAAGGTGGCATGAGCAAACGTGTCAACAGACTCAGATGCAGAATCCACATCCGTGTTGCTAGATGTCACGGTGTTGCCCCTCGTGGCGTCTGTGGTGCTTGAAGACATGGCCACTTTATAGAAACTTCCCCTGCAATCAGCGGAAGTGCCCGTGACCCTTACCCTGTACTGACCATTGCTGATATCTGTGGCCAGTGTTGGTACGTTGTCACCGCCACTTGACTCTATTCCCCGTCTGTTACCCAGGAACGATGCCGTGTCGTTGTTGGTCACTGCGAACATTTCTGCACTGATCGTTTCATTCACGATGTCATTAAGGACAAAGAAGTAGAACGCACTGTCTATGAATGTCGCGTTGATGCTGTCCAAGGTCCTTGCAGTCGATCCAAGATGTTTGTTGCTCTTCACGGTCGCCAGGCCATCATCAGACACTGTGGTCGCCACTGAGTCAAAACTCAAAGTTCCTGATCCATCAGTGACCAGTGCCTGTCCCGCTGTTCCGTCTGCTGTTGGTAGGTTGAATGTGGTACCACCAGATTTGATGATCATCTTGGAACCATCTGATTTGATTGACTCGTTGGTGTCAACAAACTCAATTGCCTTGTTGGTGCCTAGGACAATCTTGTCATTGAATGTAGCGGCACCCGCCGCACTCATGTCTAGTGTCAATGCTGTAAATTGCGATGCACCAGTCACACCTTTGAAGAACATATCTTTGTCATTACCTAAAGTTGCAACAGTAAGATTATTGCTAGTCAAATCGAATTGAGCAATATTACTAGTGCCATCGTGGAGTATAAGTTGTTCCCCGGTAAGTTTCATTATGACATCACCACTAGAACTAATTGTCAAGTCTGTACCATCACCCTCGATCTTCTCACCGTCATCACCAAATGTCAATCCAATGTTGGCCGGTATGTTCACATCGGCACCTGCGTTAAGGTCTATGTCACCTGTGCCACTTGATGCCAGTTGCAATGCACTGTTAGATGCGTTTGCGGACACTGTGTTGTCCGTGATCGTGACTCCGTCAACTTCAAGTGATGCAATTTTCAAACTACCTGCGTCGATGGTTATTCCACCTGACTTGTCAGCCGCCGTGGCCGTGGTGGTACCTAAAACAAAAGTGTCTGCAGACTCATCCCATATGATCGCGGCATTGTTGCCTGTGCTCCCCCGTTCAATGATTATTCCAGCGTCATTCAATGACTGTGAAATGCCCGTGTTCAGTTCGATTATGTTGTCTGCAATGGTTGTGTTGGTTGTGCTGACTGTTGCTGTGTCTCCACTTACAGTCAAGTCCCCAGAAATTGCCACATTCCCGGAAAAAGTACCCGTAGTGGCAGTCACACCGGCATTGAATGTTGCGGCACCTGCCGCACTCATGTCTAGTGTTAGTGCTGTGATAACTGCTCCATTATCATCACCTTTGAATATCATATCGCCATCTGTTGCGTCAACACTCAAAACAGCACTTGAACTACTTTTTGAAACTACAAAATATTTTGCACCACCATCTTTAAAATTAACTGTACCATTAGAATCACCATCTAGATTAATGGCAGAATCAGCATCAAGAGTAATATTACGACTAGAGTCAATTTCTAAGTCTGTACCATCACCCGAGATACTTTCTCCCGCATCTCCGAATATTACTTTCTTGTTGTTTGCTAAAGTTACATCACCAACTGTTGTTAAGTTTCCTGAACTATCACCTGAGATCCAAGTTGTGGTTGTTGATCCGTCATAACCAGCGATTTTTAATGTTCTATCACCATCTACTGCAGACGCATCTACACTACCTATAATTACATTACCAGCACCTTCTGTAATATTATCCCCAGCAGAATGTCCTATTAAAATATTGTAATCAGCATCAGCACTATTCATTGCTGTACCAGAATTATAACCTACTGTTGTGTTTCCAGTTCCATTTGCTAGTAAACGTGATGATCGTCCACCCAGGGCAGTATTTTCACTTCCACTATTATTAACTGTTAAGGTATCCTGACCAACTGCAACGTTTTGATTACCAGATGCTAATGCACTTAAAGAGCCAAATCCCACGGCAACATTATTATCTGCGGTGACTAAGGCATCCAATGATGTAAAACCAACTCCAACGTTTCCATTAGCATTGTTTAAACTGCCAGTAGTTGAATGACCAACTAAAACTGAATTAGCAAAGTTGGTGCCACCAATTTTACCCGGTATGACCTCACCCGTCACCGAGTTGGTTGTTACCTGGCCTATGACCACACTTCCTGAGCCGTTAGCGTTTATCTCCAAATCAGAGTTCGAACTGTTAGAAGTTATGACGTTGTCAGTGATAGTGACACCATCCACTTCCAGTGATGCAATTTTTAAACTGCCTGCGTCGATTGTTATTCCTCCCGACTTGTCTCCAGCGGTGGCCGTGGTGGTTCCCAACACGAAGGTGTCGGCTGATTCATCCCATATTATGGCCGCGTTGTTTCCGGTTGATCCTCTTTCTATTATTATACCAGCATCATTGAACGATTGGGATATGCCTGTGTTCAGTTCTAGGATGTTATCTGAGATAGCAGTGTTGGTTGTGCTGACCGTAGTAGTGTCGCCACTCACAGTCAAGTCCCCTGACACTGTCACAGCACCTGTCACTGCCAGTGTTGAACCATCGAACGTGAGGTTCGATTCGCCCTGCATGGCGTGTGCACCGGTCACTGTTGTGATTTGATTGTTGGTTGACCCAGAAAGCACTGCTTTGGTGTCTGCATAATCTTTTACTGCCGCTGATGTTGGTAGCGTTGTGTCGTTGTCGTTGGAACTGATGCCCTCCGATTCTAGGACCACGACAGTGGCTGTCATGTTACCTATATCTATGTTTGAAATATTGTTTCCTGTGCCGTTGGCATCTATTGTTTTGTTGGTCAATGTCAATGTGTCTGATGCTATCGCGGCATCTTGTGCATCCACATATGCCTTGATCGATTGCTGAGTAGCCAATGAAGTTGCACTGTCTGATCCCATGGCATCTTCGTCGAATATTGTTGTGACTGTGGCACCGCCAGTGCCCACTTTTAGATTCTCAAGGTTAACAGTCCCTGTGCCGGATGCATTAATTTTGAAATCGTCATTTGTCCTGTTGGTAGAGATAGCGTTGTCACTGATGGAGATGTCATTTAATATTATACCGCCCGTGCCTGATGTGGTAAGTGTTAGGTCTGCGTTTGTGGGAGCAACGAGGTTGGTGATTGATATGTCACCCTCGGCACCAAACTCCAGTGCATTACCTGCCGCATTTACTTTTATAATCTGTCCCGCTGAACCTATGGCTCCTAGACCTGTACCACCGTTTGCTACGGGTACAGTTTCGCCTGATTGGAATTCCGCCATTCCAGTGGCCACGTTAGATGAATTAAAGACTACTCGTACCGGTGTTTTATCCGCCATATATCACTCCCTCTGTGCTCCGCTTTCTTGTCGCCACGGAATGCATTCAGGTCCTTTATCTTGTAGATATTTATCGTATGATTAGAATTGGAATAGGGTGACGTCAGTGAATGAATCAGTCAAAGACGTGCCGTTTGCCAGTGTGAAAGTCTGTTGTGCTTCTGTGTACACAGGTATAGTTTCAACTGTGGCATTGAATTCAAGTGTCAGGTCGCCACTTTTTGCTAGTAGTTGATCATCAGTGAATGTCGTAGTCCCATCACTCACAAACACTTTGACATTTTGTACGGGCCTTGCGGCTGTCTTTCCCGTGGCACCCAGTATCGATATTGGGTTTGTGGACACTTTACTTCCCTCTGGCAGTGTTGCACCACTGGCCGCGATCGTCAATGCTCCCGAACCATCTGATTTGATTGTTGCTCCACCTAGGTCAATTGTTTCTGCGGACAAGTATGCAGTCTGCCATCTACGTGATGCACTTCCCAGTTGGAACACACCATCCTGGCTTGGTATTAGGTTGCCTGCGATTTCTATACCTGGGCTAGAATCTTCAGTTGATATTGTAGTGCCTGCCACCCTGATTCCTTCTATGACAACATTTCCGTTGCTAGATACAAGTGTAAGATCTGCGTTGCTTGGCGCTGAAATTGTTGAACCTATAGCACTAAGGTCTCCCAGACTAGAACTTGAACCGCCGCCGCCGCCTGTGTTTATTACAGTCCCGCCTGCCGTCGTGCCGTCACCCAATCTCAGACTACCTGTGTCTACGTCTACTGCTAGGTAACCGTCTTCCAATATGTGTGTGGATAGGTTGTAATCTTTGTAAGATCCTACTAGTTTCCTGAATGCCATTTACGCTCCTTATAGGCCGGATAATGTTTTCAATCTCTGAACGAATTCACTCTCTGTCTTTGGTTCCTTGTTCTTCATTTGCTTCGGAACCCCTGGTTGGTCGCCACCGTCCACTGTTTCTGGCTGTTGCACCAACGGTGCGTCAACCCTTGCTTCTTCGTCTGCGGCCCTTTCATCGGCGTCCTGTTGTATGTTTGAGAACTGTCCAAGGTCTTTGCCCGCTTCCTGTTTCTTTAATTCTAATTCTTGTTGTGGAGGGAAAACTGTTGCCACTGTGTTTGGATCATCTGATGCAACCTTCCCTGGATTGTCGTTGTTGTCCGCCGCTGGCTTGTCGGACTCCTCGTCATTGTCAGTCACTGACACACCCTTGGCACCCATCAGTTGGTTCAGGAGTGCTTCATCCTCTTTGTCTGGGATTGCTTTGATGTTGATATCTATTTCCTTGTATCTCATCTGTTCTATGATGTTGCAACAGCACTGCCGTCGTCTACATAACTCCATCTAGTGTTTGTTGTTTCATAGAAGCACAATTTGTTTTTTGTGGCACCTGCACCATCAGTGGTCAAGAATGCGACCATGCCGTTTGCTGGACTTCCCGGTAGACTAGCGAACGCCACCGGAGTGAACTGCAGGCCATTCTTGATCG